TATCAACAGGCAATCGGAAAAGGTGGCTTGGTCATCGGTGCGACTGTTTCAGAATTACCACTGCTTCCGTATGAGAAACAGCTAATCAAAACGATTGGCTGCAGTGAAGAGGAGTATCGATTTTTTGTAGCAGAAGCAATCAAGCGTGGGCAGATCAGACCTGCTGAGTATGAGGGTATTCCTGACATTAATAATGGAGCTGCAACCCCATATTTAATACAGCTCGCGATTGGCATCGTAATTGGAGCTGTTAGCTATCTGCTTACACCGAAGCCAAAAGCACCTGAGGCTTTTGATGGTCAGCGACAGCTTGACAGCATTCGTGGCGGCAATCGCTTTACGCCATCGTTCGGCTTCGACACGACAGCTGAGCTTGCTGATTACAACTCACCAATTCCAATCGTCTTTGGCCTGTACAACTCAGTCGAGAATGTAGGCGGACTGCTTGTCACACCAAAACTTGTTTGGTCAAGAATGCTTAGCTATGGCAGGCAGCAGTCAGCCAAGCTGATGTTTGTTGTTGGCGAGCAAGGTCGTGCCGACTTTGTTGGGCCGGATGGAATCATTGAGCCAAATCGTGCTGGCATCTTTCTTGGCAACAACGCCCTAGATGGTGTTTACGACGACAACATTGCTTTTTATTGGAAACGCAATACCACTGCCTCAGGCTTCTCTCGCATTCAAGTGCGAAACAAGTTATTTGGCAGCAGTGGTCAGCCGCACTCAGCTGATCCAAATGGTGGGCGCACTGCAGCAGATGAGGATGTTTTCCTTTGCCCCACTCTAGAAAGTGATTTCGACAAGGGTTTTTCATACGCCTTTAGTCCAGCAAACAACACTGAGTTTGGTGTTTATGCACCAATCCCTAATGGCAATGCCTATCGGGTTAACTGGCGCAATATCTCCATCCCTGACAAAGACCCAGAAGGTCGTTTAAATTTTGATCGTGTCAAAATTGCGGGACTATTTGAGCCAAAAAAAGATGACAACAGTAAGTCTAGGATGGCTGGCGCTGGCAGGAACTACAGCCGCAGAATGGGTGTTTACGAGTACATCGGCAGCGGCTCGGAAACATTCAGCAATGAGTTCCAAAGCGAACGAAACGTCTCCGTTGGAGATCGGATCAAGTATTTAATTAGTAACACTAGGATCGATGAAGGGATCTATGAGGACAAAGCAACTGTTAACGACATCAACAGTGAAATTGAATCACAGCAAATTGCTGCTGATGACGCAATGCAGCTTGGTGAGCTGTTTTCTATAGGGGCAACTGTCTGGAAGGTAATCGATCGAGAAATTGACTCTTTTATTCCAAAAACGGAAAATGGCGAGGATCAAGTTATTGAGCTTGAGTGCATCGACACATCAGAAGCGCGGATCCCAAGGATTGGGCTCGTTGACAAGTCAAAGGTGATTGAGCCAGGCCAAGGCTTCATCAATGACAACAGCGCTGGCGTTGGCGCTGGCTTCTTTGTTCTGACAAAGTACGCTCGTGCTCTTGTGAGGAACAATCGTCCTTGCGACGTAACTGAGATTGGAATTGCGAGCACAGTCAACCAACAGCTAAATGGAATATGCAATTTTCAAAGCCTTCCAAGCCCTGAAGAGCTTGATCAGGCTGATGATGATGGTCTTAATATTCAGTCAGGCACTATCTCAACTTCGGTCAGAAGAAGTTCTGCGTTTAGCATTTACATTCGCAAGGCTGGCCTCGATTCAAGTAACAATGAATTTGCCTTCGCTCCAATCGTTGAGACAAGTTCTGGTGAGCCTAGAATTTTTGTCATCACTGGAAGCAAGCCTGTAAGGCAGTACAACTTTTTGCGTTTTAGGCACCCAGAAGCCTCAACAGAGTATGAATATAAATTCGTTCCAAGAGCTACTGCTGAGCTGCGTTCTATTGGTCAAGAAGAGGAGTTAATCCAATTAGACGCTGACTCTAAAGACAACATTGTTGAAAATGTAAGTGTCGCTGGCGTCGGAACATTTCAGCTGGCAACCAAAGGACGTTTCGTTGTCAAAGCAGAGATTGAGCAAGTTAAGGAGATGTTCAATGCGATTGCCTTTGCTGAAACAACAAAAGAAAACACTTACCCAACAGGAATAGCTGTTGATGGCTATCTACCCAGCGACTTAGAAGAAGAGCAGACGACGCTTACTAATGTTGGATTTATTGAGGTAACTTCAGACCCTAGTGGTGTAGAGGTTGGACGCAACGGAGCGTTTACTCATTCAATCTTCGGCAGCGCTGATACTTCAGGAGCGCAGGAAGGAGAGGTTGTTACTGCAGTCAAAGAAGAAACTCTCTCAGATAATCGCAGAGTGACTCTCGAATATCGAGCCACCAAGGTCCGACTCGCGAACGATCATTATGCGGTTGCAAATGGCGCAAGCTTTGTTTTTAGGCTCGAGCATGACATAAGAGTAGTTAGAAGCTCAGATAACTGGGTTGGCGGCGCAACTTTCACTGTTCGTCGCGGAGCTAACGCCACTGGCGACGGCGGGCCTTACAACAGCAGCAATCCTTTCGTTCCTAATCATCCACAGGCTGGCAACAATTTCTTGTCATCAGGCATAAAGTTACGGGTGACTGGGGTTGAGAAAGTCACAAAAAATCGCGGACGGTCCCAAGGTTATTACCACGAAATTTTCGGCAACGCAGAAAGCAAAAACTTTGGAGACACAGCGACCGAGGTAAGAAATCTAAGCCTTGGTATTAGAGGGGGAGGCGACATGGAGCTTAGTCTGCGCCTTAAAAGTTCTGTTGTCCATCATTCAGACCATTGGACAGGTAGAAGCAAGTTTTGGGCAACCCCAACAATTGAGGTTGTAGAGGAAAACACTACAAGCAGCAGGTGGGAGCAAAATGAAATATTTGATGACCTAGTAACCGTCGACTCTGACAATCCTTTCTACGACTACAGCAGGTCTGGCAATCAGGTCGGGGTTCGCTACAGAGTCGCCTCTATCAATAAAAACATTGTTGTCACTGCAAGGGAGGCATTTACCAGAGGCTTTGAGTTTCAAACTCAATATGCAGAACTGAGTCACTACGGCAACCTTCTGAATAAGTCTTCCGACACAGATCCTGAGCATGAGATCGTCTATGTAAACGAAATTTCTACAAATCCAATCATTCCTAAATACAACAATCTGACAACTTGTGGGCTGGTTCTGCGTTCTAGTCGTGCATTTACTCGACTTGATCAGTTGCGGGTTTGGCTTAGCGAGGGCATCCCCGTTCGCAGGTTGCATCCGACGCTTTCTTCTTACGAAGACAGCGACAACAGCACCAACGAAGGACCAAGCAATCTGTTCACTGACTTGGTCTTTTACTTACTGACCAATCCAACAGCAGGGGCTGGAGCAACCTTAAACATGACTCCAGACAGTCCAAACTTGATTGACACGGCAAGCTTTGAAACTGCATCTACCTTCCTGCGAGCTAACAAGCTTTTCTGCAATGGTGCGATCACAGACAAGGTCAACGTCAGAGAGTTTGTCGCCAGTAATGCTCCAAACTTCTTGTGCAACTTTGTGATCAAAGACGGCAAGTTTGGCTTGGTGCCTGCTGTCCCCACCAACCCAAGCACTGGTGAGATAAGCCTTGCTCCTGTTCAGTACTCACAGATCTTTAATGATGGCAACATCCTTGAGGACTCATTCGAGTTTGAGTATCTCAGCTCTGAAGAGCGGCGGATGTTCACTGCTGCTGTTCGTTACCGCCAAGAGCGACCCAACAAGCTGCCCGAAGAAAGGACTGTCACCATCGCGCTCAAGGAAAGAGTCGCAAGTGAAAGCTCGGATACTGACCCGATCGAAACATTCGATCTAACTCAGTTCTGCACCAGCACTGAGCATGCGCGGATGGCTGCTCGATTCTTTATTGCAATCCGCAAGCTGGTTGGTCATACGATCCGCTTCTCAACAACAGCTAGCGGCCTAAATCTTGAGCCTGGTGCTTTCATTCGAGTCGACACTGAGGCCACCCCTTACGACTCAGCAAAGACAGGCACGATTGACTCGTCGGGCAACATCACGAGTGTCTCTACGATCGACGACGGCACTTACACGGTTTTGTATTTCAAGTCCGATTCGGATGACGTAGCCACTGCGCAGATGCAGGTCAGTAGCGGCAAGGTAGGCGACTCAACGTTCCACAGCAGTGTTTTCACCATTCAGCAGACAACCAACTCGCAGAAGGTTTACATGGTTGAGCAGCTGACCTTTAACGAGGACATGACTGTTCAGGTCGTTGCCTCTGAGTATCCTTGTGACGAGCA